AAATCTATTGCTGACAAAGCCAGAAGTTGGCGCGTCAACAGACACTTGGGGGACCAAAGTCAATACTGACTTGGATACCATTGATGCGGTGTTTAAGGGTGACGGCACTGGCACATCAGTCGGCATGAACATTGGTTCAGGCAAGACATTGGCGGTGGCAGGCACATTATCAGTACCAGGCATACTTACTGTCTCCGCAACCGATGCCATCAAGATTGCGTCAGGCACTACGGCACAGCGGCCAGGATCACCGGCAGCCGGTCAACTCCGATACAACACCACACTCGGCAAGTTTGAAGGCTACAACGGCAGTGTGTGGTCTTCAGTCGGTGGCGGTGCAACTGGTGGCGGTGCTGATACGGTGTTCTATGAGAACACGCGCACCGTGACCACAAACTACACACTCAGCTCTTCCAACAACGCACACAGTGTTGGCCCTATCACCATTAACAGCGGCATCGTTGTCACCATTCCGAGTGGTGCAAGGTGGGTTGTGCTTTGACCTAAAGGAAAAATATGTCCTCAGTAATTATTTCAGGAGACACCAGCGGGGCTGTGACGGTAGCAGCGCCTGCTGTTGCTGGTACAAATACGCTGACGCTTCAAGCCGCCACTGCGACCAATTCAGTCAATACATTGGGTACTGCTGTTGCATCTACATCAGGAACAACAATTGATTTCACAGCGTTGCCGAGTTGGGTAAAAAAAATCACAGTGATGTTTAGCGGGGTAAGTTTAAACAGCACATCGAGTCTTCTTGTGCAATTAGGGACAGGATCAACGACATATACGACATCTGGTTATTCTGGTGGAGGGGCAAGATTTGGCGCATCGTCTGTTGCCTCTGGAACTTTTACAACAGGCTTTGCTTTTAACAACGCAACAGCAGCGGCTTTGATTAGCGGAAATATGACAATTACGAATGTCACTGGAAACACATGGTCTGCGTCAGGTATGTGCGGAGAAACCTCTGGTGAATTTATGTGCATGACAGGAGGCGCTATTGCACTTGGTGCGGCGCTTACTGCTGTTCGTATTACTTCAATTAGCGGCACTGACACCTTTGACGCTGGCACTATTAACATTCTGTACGAAGGATAATCATGTCAATACTTGCTTTAACTTCTGACACGCTGATTGGTACAGCAGCCGCTGGCAACATTGAATACAACGGTCAATTCTTTGGGACTGACAGCAATGCGTCACGGGCGCAGTTGCAAAGGATTGCTCAAGGTACTGCTGTTGCATCTACCAGCGGAACATCAATTAGCTTCACAGCACTACCTGCATGGGTAGAGCGTATTACGATCAATTTCAGCGGTGTCTCAACCAACGGCACAAGCGCGTATTTGGTTCAGCTTGGTACAGGATCAACAACCTACACGACATCTGGATACGCAGGTTCTGGGTCATTAGTTGCAGCGGCTGGGGTTAGCACTGTTAGAAGCACTGCGGGTTTGTTTTTAAGAGTTAACTCTGCGTCTTCTGTTACACACGGTCAGGTTGTCATCACTTTACTGACCGGCAACACATACAGCATGACAGGAACTTTGGGCGATAGCGTTAACGATCAACTTTATATTGGTGGATCAAGCGTTGCGCTTGCCGCAGCACTTACCGCTGTACGCATCACCACCGTAAATGGAACGGATACTTTCGATGCTGGTTCAATCAACATAATGTACGAGGGTTAAACGATGAGCACAGTAATCGATGGTTCAGCAAGCGTCACGATCAACAATGGTGCGGTACTGGGGATTACCTCTGGCACTGCTGTTGCCAGCACATCAGGTACAAGCATTGACTTTACTTCTATCCCTTCATGGGTGAAGCGTATTACTGTGATGTTTAGTGGTGTGTCAACAAGTGGAACATCAAATTTTTTGGTTCAAATTGGTGCTGGAAGCGTTACAACTTCAGGATATGTAAGCGGTGGCCTTGCCTCCCAAGCCTCCGCGTCAAGTACCGCAGGCGTTACGTCAACAGCAGGGTTTATTGCAGTTGCAGGCATCAACGGCGCAACGCAATCACAAACAGGTATTGTGACGCTGCTTAACATTACAAGCACTAATTGGATTGCGGCAAGTGTTACCGCTGAATCATCTGACGGCAATAGATCAACTGTTGCATCAGGAACATTAGCCCTTGGTGGCACTCTTGACCGAGTACGCATCACCACCGTAAGTGGAACTGACACATTCGATGCCGGTAGCGTAAACATCATGTATGAAGGATAAGAAATGACACACAGAATCGTTGTAAATGTAGAGACAGGCGTGACCACACAAGTTGAGTACACCGCTGAAGAACAAGCCATCCATGATGCGGCAGTAGCGGCACAGCAAGCAGAGGCACAAGCACTTGCAGACGCTGAAGCAGCAGCGGCAACGCCAGCACCAACTGAGACAGCACCATGACACCAGTTGAAGCACGCTTAGACACGCACGAACAGGTGTGCGAGTTTCGATACGAGAGCATCAACGCTCGACTCAAGCGCATTGAGCAGATATTGATAGGGTCATGTGCCGCCATCATTGGTATGCTGATGACGCTTGTTTTAAAGCTCTAGGAGCTGTAAATTGATCCGATCAGCATCTGTCTTCTTGCCGCTGGGCTGGTTAAGAACATCCAAGCCGGATGCGAGCTGTACAAGCAGGCCAAGGAATCATTTGTTGAGATCAAAGCCACTGCTGATGAAGTCATCGCAATTGGCAAAGAGGTTCATGGCTTTTGGAATCAACTGCTGTCATTCTTTGGCGGCAAACCAAAGCCAGCCGCCAGTGCAAAGCCTCTGGCGAAAAAGAAGCAAGCCTATGTTGCAGTTGACGAGACTCAGGTCAAGATTGACATTGTCAGAAACCTAACCGAATTTTTCAAGCTACAAGAACAACTGGCCGCGCACATCAGGGAGGAAGAAGAGAAAAGCCAAACTGTCTATGACCCTGATCAAAACCTCATGGAAGCTGCCTTAAAGCGTGTGATGGCGCAGCAAGAGATGGACAGGCTGGTGATTCAAATCCGAGAGACTATGGTGTATCAGTCACCGCCTGAGATGGGCGCACTGTACTCAGAGGTCTTCAAGATGCGCGAAGTCATATCAGAAGAACAGGAAAAAGCTAGACTCAAGGAGGAGGCGAAGAAGAGGCAAGAGCAATGGCTACACCGTCAAGAGGAAAGAAACCTGCAAGCAAAGCTGGCAGCAGTGGTAGCGACTTCTATATTCCTCCTGTACCTGTGGCTGTGGCTGTGGTTCGTAAGTCACTGGGGGAAGAGATGATCGGATGGATTGCGGCTTGCGTACTCATTGCCCTGCTATTGCCTTTGATGGCCATACTGTATTTGGATGTGCTGGAAGTGAAGAACGAGTCCAAGCAGCAGATCGAAAAGGTGGAAAAATTGCGTAGAGAGCTTGAGCAAAAGGAACGAGAGAAAAAATGAACATCTATTGCATTTCTGTTTTTTCCATCATGTTGGTGTTTCTGACAGGGTGCGAAGACCGATTCAGATACCCATGCCAAGACCCTAAGAATTGGGAGCTTGACGAGTGCAAGCCGCCCATCTGCACCGCCACAGCGACTTGCCCAGATCAACTTGTTAAAACAGAGCCGGAGAAGAAGTGATGCCAACTATCGTGATGAATAAATCAAACCGCATGACTGCCGAAGAAATCGAGATTCGTGTTTGGGCTTTTGTGATCGTTATCTTGGTGACCATTCTGCTTGGTGCAATGGCCATGTTCTTGTACTCTGTGACCTATGTGACGCAACCAATGAATGGTCAGATGGCGGCAATTGATAAGGTCTACACAAGCCAGATTTCCACCATCATGGTATTCATCACTGGTGTGCTTGGCGGTGTGGCTGGCAGATCGGGAATCAAAGCCGTGGCCAATGCAGTTGCCAAGGCAGAGGCTAACGACAACGAGCCGCCAGCACCATGAGTCTATTAAATCCTTGGGTCTTATTGGGCATCGTCATGGCGGTGCTTTCAGCCTTTGGTGGTGGATACTACAAGGGTAAAGATTCAGAGTACCAGCGCCAACAGCTTGAGATTGCCGCGCTCAACGCCAAGGCGCGTGAGACTGAGCAAGCGATGGCAAAGGTAGCGCAGACATATGGCGACACATTACGAAGGGCGAACAATGTTGCAAAGGCTAAAGAAAATCAGTTGCGTGCTGATCTCAGTAATGGCACTCTCAAGCTGCGGCTTCCTACAAAAGCAACCGCCTGCACAAGCGTTTCAGTGTCCGAAACCGCCACCGCTGCCAGCGGAAGTGACAGCGGAGAAGCAAGAGCCGAATCTAGTGGATCGGTTGATGTCGCTGCCGATCTTCTCCAGATCGCAGCCGATGGAGACGCCGCCATCAGGAAACTGAATACCTGTCTTGAAGCCTACGAAACCATAAGGAACACCAAATGAACTTGACCGCCAACTTCTCTCTGCATGAACTGACCAAATCAGAAACAGCCTTACGCATGGGCTTTGACAATACGCCAGATGATGAGGCCACCGAGAATCTGCGACTGCTGTGCGAGAAGGTGTTGCAGCCGGTGCGTGACCATTACGGCAAAGGCGTGAAGGTGAATTCTGCTTACCGTTCACCGGAGTCAAATGCGGCCGTTGGAGGCTCTAAGACCTCTGACCATTGCAATGGTATGGCGGCTGATATTGAGATACCTGGCGTGGCCAACGCTGACCTCGCACAGTGGATCATGGACAACTTGGAATACACGCAGTTGATTCTGGAGTTTTACACGCCAGGCATTCCCGACAGCGGATGGGTTCATGTGTCCTATGACCCGAACAACCTGAAGAAGCAAGAGTTGACCGCCACCAAGGTTGCCGGTAAGACTACCTACTTGAACGGCTTGGTGGCATAACCCATGGCACTTAACCTTGATCAGCAGATAACGCCACCTACACCGCCAAACCTTGGCGCGGCTGATGTTGCCTACGATCAGGGTTTCTTTACGCAATCCTTTGGCGGCCTGAATACCTACTTCAGCAAGCTCACAGCGTTGTTCTCAGCGTTGTTCGGCAGGCGTGGTGGCAAGTGGATCAACAATCCATATGGCGCGTTTCAGGACTCCACAGACCAGACTGCGGCCAACACCACCACAGCCTACGCCGTCACCTTTGACACCACCGATTTCAGTAATGGCGTTACCTTGTCTAATTCATCAAGGCTCAATGTGGCGCAAGCTGGCATCTACAACTTGCAATTCAGCATCCAATTCAAGAACACCACCAACGACACGCAAGATGTTGATGTGTGGTTCAGGAAGAACGGCACAAACATTGACAATTCAAACAGCAGATTTGGTATGCCTGCAAGGAAATCTTCAGGTGATCCATCTCATGTAATTGCTGCGCTGAACTTCTTTGTCAATCTGGCGGCCAATGACTATGTAGAGATCATGTGGCGGCCATCAGATATTGGTGTCAGCATCGAGCACTTTGCCGCTGGCAGTACGCCAACCAGACCGGCAGTGCCGTCAGCCATTGCCACACTTTCATTCGTGTCCAATCTGTCAGTAGAAACCGCATAATTCAGCTATGGCACTCATACCTCTCAAAATCCCTGCTGGCGTGTATCGCAACGGTACTGAGTATCAGTCTGCCGGACGCTGGTATGACGCAAATCTTGTGCGTTGGTACGAAAACACGCTTAGACCCATTGGCGGCTGGCGTAAGAAGTCAACCACCGCACTGACAGGCTTATGCCGTGGCATATTGACTTGGAGAACGAATTCCGGTGCGCGGTACATTGCTGCCGGTACGCAGTCCAAGCTCTACGCCATGGACGAAAACAATGTGATCAAGGAGATCACGCCAACAGGTATTGCATCAGGCCGCGCTGATGCCGTCAGCGGCACAGGCTATGGCTACAACACTTACGGCTCATTTGCTTATGGCGTGGCGCGTCCTGACGCTGGTGCTGTTGCGCCTGCCACCACATGGAGTCTGGACACTTGGGGCGAGTATCTGGTTGCTTGTTCCGATACTGATGGCAAGCTCTACGAATGGCAGTTGGGATTTGCATCGCCAACGCTGGCAACGGCCATCACCAATGCGCCAACCGGCTGCGCTGCCTTGCTGTCTACTGCCGAGCGATTCCTGTTTGCTTTGGGTGCGTCCAGCAATCCGCGTCTGGTGAAGTGGTCAGACCAAGAGGACAACACGACATGGACAGCGGCAGCCACCAATCAGGCGGGTGACTTTGAACTGAACACGGTTGGCTCACTGAAGTGCGGAAAGCGCGTCAGAGGCATCAATCTGCTGTTTACTGATGTCGATGTCCACACCGCGACTTATGTCGGCCTACCCTATGTATACAGCTTTGAGCGTGCTGGTTCAGGCTGTGGTGTGATATCGAGCCAGTCTGTGGCGGCCATCGACTCTGCCGCCATGTGGATGTCTAGATCAGGATTCTGGATATTTGACGGTTATGTCAAGCCATTGCCTTGCGATGTCTCTGACTATGTGTTCAG